TAGTAGTAATTACTTTGCCTTTTGAATCTTTTACCTCAAATTCTCGTCTTGTGACCATTTCATCTTGAAAAGCTCCAAGAATAAGGTCTGCGGTTCTTTCAGTTGCCATAAATAAATGCGAAGATTTTTACTTTTTAGATTGCTGATGTAATAGTGCCAGATGGCTTAAATGTGATGTTAATTGTGCTGACATCACCTATAGCTGAACCCTGCTCAAAGTTTGTTATAAGACCGCTAAAGCTGATTTTTTTAGTTCCGCTTGCACTATCAGGGAAAAGCTCAAAAGATGCTGTTGCGGTGTCACCTGTGGTCAAAACTCCGTCCATAAAAGTTGCAGTCTCACCAGAGGCAGCGTTGTCATATTGGAGAACAGCAGTTCCCTCACCTTCAATCAATCCACCAACAAAAGATTTAAAAGTGTCACCTTGAACAGTTGTTTCTTGGGTATCTTTGGTAATAGACATAGACCACTCTCTAGTGCCTAATACTGGGTTGACTGAAGAGCCGCCATCATCAAATTTGACTTGCCCTACATCACCTTTTACAGCAGCCATAACAATAAAAAGAAATATTTATAATTATATTAACCTTTTTTTGGATTTTTTACAGCTTTTGCTTCAGCTTCTTGTTTTTCCATATACCTTCTGCACTGGTTATCCCAATATTGTGGTTCTCTTCTGCCTTTGACTGCCTCGATAACATCAAGCATTTTTTCAGTAATTTCCATCACAAGTCCTCATAAATATTAAAAGTGATTCTAATTTGTGTTTGAAATTTACCCTCTGGACTTGAACTAAATATCTCAGGCCCAACAGGTGAATCAAAAATTACATTAGAAACAGTAATTCTATTGTATAAGTCTCTAAGCCTCTTGCAAATTGTAAAGTTAGACCCAGCCCCGATACCCTCTTCTGTAAAAACATTCAGTAAAACCAATCCGACAACATTATTTGATGCACTACTTGAATCTCCCTGAGTCAAATATTCATTTGCACCAAAGCTGGTAATACATTGAACAAAAGTATCTTCTGCTGTTGAATCAAAGGTCATATTACTAAAAACAACAGGTATCGCTGGGCTTGATGCAAGCTCTGTGGCTAACCTAGCCTCTATTATTGATCTGACTGTGTTTAAATCTACTGCTGCCATCAGAATCTACCAAATTGCTTATTTATATAAATTTCAAGCTCCTTTCCTATCAAAGCTGGAAAGCCAGCAATAGTTTGTTGCTTCGTTCTATATTGTCCACCCCATGATGGTGGTAAATTTACACCAAAACAAACAGGTTCTGAATAAACAACATTATTTGAAACTGTACCTTCAAATGGCTTTATATCTGTTTGCCAAGCTGCTCTAAGTCTACCAGTATCAACAGGTGTTGCTTTTTTTACTCTTCTAGTCCACTCTAAAGTTGTTCCAGCTACAGCATCAACAATTAAATCCTCGTAAAAACCTTTGATTTCTGTAACTTTGATTCTTCTAGCCATCTTTACCTCAAGATAAGATCAAAACTTACTGGTGTATTATTTTGCTCATTTATCACAACTTGAATTATTTTAAATTCAACACTACTAATAACTACTCTGTCTTTTGTTGTAGGGACAAAGGTAAGATCACCAGCAGATATAGTAAGCAACTTATCCTGTGACTCAATCAAATCATTTACCTGATTTCTTGAAACATTACTCAATGCACCTTTTATGGTTGTATCAGATGTAGATTCTGTAATAGCTCCAGTAGTGGTGTTGTATGCCCCTGCTGTTACTTGTCTGATAGTCACATCACCACCAAGCTTCTTGAGTGAAGCACTAGCAGCTTTTTTAAGTGCATTAGCAAGACTCATAATGAATAGGCTATAACTTGACCACTTGCAAGAGTGATACTTGTAATAACACCTTCAACTTCCGTTGATGCCTTCATTGTGATGCCGTTAATAGTTGATGAACCATTTTCTGTTAAGTTCTCAGCGACAAAAGTTGCTTCAGCATCTGCCAAACAATGCACCTTACCAAATCTGCCTGTATGAGTTGCAGTATTTGTAATAATTAACCCTGCTGGGTATTGGTAGCCATAGTTCACTTTAAGACCTCTTGATTGATAAGTTTGCTCTTCCACCTATTCTAATACCCATCAAGTAATGATCAACTATTGGTGGGATTCGATCAATACCAGTTGCCCCATAGAATCTAGGGGTTACATTTATATTGCCAATACTTACAGCAGCAAAGTCCTCTAAGCCGCTTAATTCCAGTCCGTTCCTGTTGTTGTTTAGATATACAGCCAAAATGACTTGTGCGTGTTTTACCCTGTCTGGGATTTCAGTATCAAGGTAATAATCAGCGACTAATCTATTTGGAAAGCTCAAACCATACAAGTTAGTGTATGTGTCAGGCTTCCTCACTCCTGATCTAGGCCACTCCAAAGCTTGAGTATCATCTACCCTAGCTCCAAGAAACTTCTCTCTGTCAATTCTTTGGGCTGCTGTAAATAAAGCACGATTTTTATTGTCGTTGCTTGAACCATCCCATGCCGCAGCGTCATCACTGAGAACTAAACCCTCAATAAATGTGTTTGCATCAGCAAGAGTGATATAAGTGTTTGCGTTAGCACCGCCAACAGTAGCATCAAGAGTTATCGCCATTGAGTTTTACCTTTTTGGGCTTAGATTTTGGTTTTGGCTTTTCTAGAGTTTGAACAAGTGAAGCTGCCTTATCAGCAGCCTCATTTTGTTCTCTCATTCGCCTAAAAGCGAACATTGCCATTAGCTTGATGCACCCTTAAGAGCAACAAAGTTAATAACAATAGCTTCACTAAGGTTTCCAGCAGATACGTTGGAAACTGTGACTGCAAAAGAGCCAGCAGCAATCGCATTTGCGTTTACCAAATATGAACCAGCAGTTCCAGCAGAACCATGACAAGCAACAACAACATCTGTTGCTGCAATCTTGCTGTTAGTTACTGTGAAAGATACTTCTGTGCCAGCGTCAAGCTG